AAATGCCAAACTCATGTCATTAATAGACCTAATCAAAAGACCAAGGACCAAATTATTAAAAAGCATGAGCCAAAGCTCAGAAAGAAGTGTCCAGGATACGAGGAATTGAAATGAATCAGATACAAATTCACTTAAAACCTTTGAGTGTTAACGAGGCCTGGAAGGGTAGGCGGTTTGCAAGTCCAAAGTATAAGAAGTTTACGAAAGATGTAATGCTACTGCTGCCTAATCATTATGAGATACCTGATGGCAAGCTGGGCATACGAATTGAAGCTGGATTAAATGTTCGTGGTGATCTTGATAATGTTTGTAAACCAATTCTAGACATCATCACCAAGAAGTATGGATGTGATGACAATCGATTCATGGAAGTTAATTTAGTTAAGAAGATTATTAAACAGAAAAGCGAAGGTTATTTTAATTTTTGCATATGGGGAATCGTATGAGTAATAAATTTATACCAAATTCATTTCAAGTGCCAAACGTACTGGTGGATGCATACATCGAGGAGCTGTCAAGTCACAGCTTCAAATTGATGTTATTTATTATTAGGAAGACAAGAGGCTGGCAAAAGCATAAAGATGCTATATCAGCGACCCAGCTTGCTAAGGTAGTGGGCCTGAAGAAGATTAAAAGTGTTTATCCATACATCAAGGAGCTGGAGGCTTTAAACCTTATTAGAGTCCACAAAAAGCTCGGTAAGATTAATCAGTATTCACTTGGCACAAACTTCGATAAACCAGTCCCGAAAAAGGGTACTACTAAAACTGAGACCAGTCCCGAAAAAGGGTACACCCCAGTACCAAATAAGGGTACTACTACCAGTCCCGAAAAAGGGGACTCTACAAAAGGCACTATTAAAACAACTAATAACAAACAGGCGTTTTTTGTTTTTTGGGAAAGATGGCAAGGCGAAAAGCGAGAGTGCGAAACAGAGTATCAATACTTTATTAAAACGCATAAAGACTGGGAAGAAGTATTACCTACATTGGCAGTTGTAATTTTAAAAGAACACAATGACAACTACCCTACAAAACTAAGAAACTATCTTTACGCAAGAGATTGGGAGTCAAGTAAAAGAAATAAGGCTCCAAACTGGTGGGACACTAAAGAATCGATGATTGCTAAAGGTGAGGAGTATGGACTTATTGAATCAGACTATCCGCAGTTTGGTATGTTCTATTCAGCACTTAAATCAAAAGCTATACAACATGGTGAGTTAGTTTATGAGTAAGAAAATGAGAGCTGCTGCCAGGGACGAGCCTTGCACAATTGGTTTGCCTGGATGTTTGCCTGGTACAGATACAACTGTCTTAGCACACTTACCAAACAGATCAATGGGAAAAAAGAACAACGACTATAACGCAGCCTTTGCATGCTATTCGTGCCACCAGGCTTTAGATGGTCAGCGTAGTCATAACTTTGAAAAAGACTGGATGGATTGGCTGCATAGAAGGGGCCAGGAATTAACATTAAATCGAATGATTGACTTAGGAGTTATAAAACCATAGGGCATTGAAATGTTTAGTAGTGTTGCGTTGAGTGTCCTATTTTTTTATAACTGAAGGAGTAGAAGATGGAGTATATAAACAAAGCAATAGCATGGGCTAAAGCTAACAAATCACTAGCTATTATTGGAGGATTTGTAGTGTTAGCCATTCTTGGTAATTTACTAGGTTTGGGCTAATACAATGAAAATAATAGTGGAAAGAGATACACCAATGAAAGCCAACGAAATGGCAGCCAATATGATTGTATCTCATTTCGCTAATGCTAAGAGTAACAAGGCCGTCATTGAAATAACGGATGAGAAAAACCAAACCAGGTCGCAGCAGCAAAATGCGCTTTATTGGTCATGGGTGACTTTACTGGGTAATGAAATCGGTTATTCAAAGACAGAGTGTAGTTTGCTCTTACAAGATAGGTTCCTGGGACGTGATGAATTTACTAACCAGGCTGGAACAGTTGAGGTCTCACAAATCAGAAGCACCAAAAAATTAAAGGTTAAAGAGTTTGCAGAATATCTTGAGAAGATTGAAATATTTTCTGCACAAGAGCTGAGTTACCAATTGCCAAGACCTGAAGATTTGTACTGGCAATCAATGGGAGTAACAGATTGAGCAAAAAAGAAAAAGGATTTTTAGAAATTGATAATGACCTTAATGAAAGATATGTAGCTTCCTTATTACTGCTTGCAGAAACAGAAGGCATAGAGGTTGACGAAGCGCATGACTTGGTTAGTAGGTTTTTAAAAGAGTTTGAGCTGGATGTTGATAGAACAACAGGCTTTACTACAAAAGAAAACAAAGCTAAATACCATTGATTGGCTTTAAAGTGCCAACCTGGTTTGTAAGTGATAAGAAGCTGCCCAGGCAAGCATTACTGCGGACGTGGAAAAAGGTTACCACTGCTGGATTATCAAAAAGAGGTCGAGGTTGGCGCGTTGGTGAGACACACCATAATGCAAAGTTAACAGACCATGATGTTGAATTGATCAGATTACTAAGAGAAGGAGGTATGAAGCTAAAAGAGATTGCTCGTAAGTTTGAATGCACACCTGAATATATTGGTCAGATTGTGAATTATAAGTATCGAAGCCAGGTAGGTATGGCTGAGAATAAAGTTTTTGAATAATGAAAAGGAGTTGTTATGAAATACAGGAAAAAATATTGGTCAGAGATGCTGAATAAGCTGGATTTAATGGAGCTGTCAGATAAGAAGTTAGAACAAATTGGAAGGCAGCATAATGTAGAGCTTGACCGCCGTAAGCGCAAAGAGACCTTGGTCAATGAATTGTATGAGGTTTTATGAAAACATTAATACCTGATAAAGAGTTAAAGCCTAAGAGCTTCGAGCCAGGACTAAGCAACTACACAGATTTTGGTGTTGAATTCTACAAGGCCAGGACTACTAAGTTTTGGGATGGAATGCTATGGGGATTAATAATAGGCTTAATGCCTTACACCTGGCATACGTACATTTAATGACATCAACAAAGGGTAACTTGCAGAACTTGGGTTATAGTCTAGACATGGCAAAAAAACAAACTAAAACACCCAAGTCTAAGAGTCCAAAGAAAAAAGGATACTAGCATGGAAAAAGACATTAGCCCCTCTTACTATAAAGGTAAGGGGATGGAGCTTTGTGATGTCTTATTAGCTTTTAACTGCGACTTCTTGACTGGAAACATAATCAAGTACGCAATTCGTTACTCTGAGAAAGGTGAGAAGGGTGGCGTGAAGGCATTAAGAAAAGCAAAGTGGTACATCGATAGATTGATTGAAGATGAGCTAAAGAATGGAAAGAGTTATGGCAAGACCGACTAAGTATAAAGCCTCTATGTGTGACATTGTTATTGAGCTTATGAGAGAGGGAGCTTCGCAGGATGAAGTCATTGGTCACCTGGATATATCACGCGATACATTCTATGCCTGGAAGAAAGAAAACGAAGAGTTTTCGGACTCCATAAAAAGGGGCGCTAGATTATCGCAAACATGGTGGGAACGGCAAGGGCGAGTAAGCCTTAAAGATCGTGAGTTTAATTACACAGGTTGGTACATGAATATGAAGAACAGATTCAAGTGGGCTGACAAACAAGAAGTTAAGAATGAAGGTATCACGACTGTCATAGTCAAGTCAAAGATACCACACTACCCAGGCGAACAGGACGAACCAGGATACGATGGAAGCTGAAACAGAATTAGTCTACAACCCACATAAGTATCAAGCTGAGATTCATGCGAATCTTAAACGCTTCTCGGTGCTGGTGTGTCATAGACGATTTGGTAAAACCTTCCTGGCTATTGCTACCCTCATTGATGCTGCCATATCAACAGAACGTGAGAACCTCAGATTTGCTTATGTAGCCCCCTATCAGAAACAAGCCAAGCAAGTGGCATGGGATTACCTTAAACAGTTCGCATTACCCATTCATGGGACGATAGCGAATGAGTCTGAGACCTCAATCACCTTTCTTAATGGAGCTAGGATAAGATTGTACGGCAGTGACAATGGTCAGTCTATGCGTGGCTTATTTTTTGATGGTATTGTCTGTGACGAAATAGCTGATTTTAGACCTGAGACCTGGCCTGAGATTATTCGTCCAGCACTAACAGACTCATATCACAAAGGCTGGTGCCTATTCATTGGTACGCCTAAAGGATTAAACCAGTTTTATGATCTGTATCAGTATGCGCTTAAAGACCCAACCTGGTACGCAGGAATGTATCGAGTCGATGAGACTGACATCTTGGATGATGAAGAAGTAGTTATGGCCCGCAACACAATGGCTGAGAACCAATACAGACGAGAGTTCTTATGTGACTTCGGTGCTTCAATGGATAACGCTCTTATTACAATTGATAAGGTTGCTGATGCTGTTGCTATTAAACGGACTGAAGCTGAAGTAGCAGGCTCTGCCAAGATATTAGGCGTGGATGTTGCTCGCTTTGGAAGTGACCGCAGCGTAATCCAAAAGCGTAAAGGCTTGGCTGCATACGAACCTAAGATATTTGATGACATTGACAACATGACTTTAGCTGGCATGGTAGCCCAAACAATTACTGAGTGGGAGCCTGACGCGGTATTCATTGATGCGGGTCGAGGTGAAGGAGTAATTGATCGTTTACGACAGCTTGGTTATTTCGTAACTGAAGTTAACTTTGGTGGTAAAGCATTGAAGCCAATGTACAACAACAAGCGCTCAGAAATGTGGGATGGCATACGCCTATG